AGCAACTAAATATGATTTTGATGGAGCAAACCTTACAGGTATCGAAGGAATTCCTACAGCAACTATTGTGCCGTGGTCTTCTGCTTCAGTGCCAACAGGTTTCTTAGAATGTAATGGTCAAACTGTTTCAAGATCAACTTACTCTGCCTTATTTGCAATCGTAGGTACAACGTATGGAGCTGGAGATGGTTCATCAACTTTTCTTGTGCCAGACTTACAAAATAACGTAGCAGTTGGAAAATCAAATAACAAAGCTTTAGCATCAACTGGTGGAGCAAACACTGTAGCCTCAACTGGAAACGTTGCAGGATCTACAGCTAATGCAACTTTATCAACAGCTCAGCTTGCATCACACAGCCATGGTATAGCTGGAATGGGAAATGTGCAAACCTTCGCAAGTGGTACATCTGCACCCATGGGTAATCCAGTTCAATCAAGAACTGGTAATACTAATAACGCTGGATCTGGTTCAGGTCACTTACACAATATGAGTGCAAACTTTTCAGGAGATGCAACTTCAGTGTTGCAACCTTATTTAGCAATAATTTATATAATTAAAATTTAGGAGAAAAAATGGCAACAAACGCAAATTGGACAATAGTATTTCAAGACAAAGTAGTTATTAAAAATCATGCTGAAGGTGCTGATGAAGGTATTGGATATGTAATTAATGATGATGCTTTTTGGAATCAATCTAAATTTTCAAACATTTGGGCTGTTCAATATGGAACATCTAATTCTACTGATGAAGTAGAATATAAAGATGAAACACCTCATTCATCATATGTTGATGCAAATCTTGGTGACATAAGCCAGTTTTCTGACAAATGGGATTCAGTGCATTTAACTGAATTACAATCTGATTGGGATAATGATAATGTTGACGGTGAAACTGACGCTGAAAAAATTACAAGATTAGGTGCAAGACCTACTTCTTATTCTTCGTAATCTGTAACAAATAAAGTAGCAGTATATCTTTTTAAATCAGGTACCTTACTTGCATGTGGTGAGTGTATTTTATCTGAAGGAAATAATATTGCTCTATTTTCTCTAAACCCCACATGCATATCTAAACTACAATTATTTTCCTCTCCTACATAAAAAACAGTTCCATTAGTTACTGCTGTTGGACCCGATATCATAATTAAGATATTAATTTTTGCTGGCACTCTATGATCAGTGTGTGGTTTAAAATGATTTAAATTCCTTTGATCAATACCGGAACTTATATTAAGTTTTTTTATTTTTATTTTAAATTTAAATTCTGCTTGTTTGATAAATAAATTTTGTAATTTTTTATCGTGTTGAAATTCCCATCGGGCACCATAATAATTTTTTTTACTTTTTTCAGTTGTGTTATCAAAATATTTAGGAGTATAAAAAGCTTTTGTTAATGCAAAATTTTGTACCGATTTTAAATCATTTTCACTAAAAAAATTATCTATTATTTTTATCACCTTAACATCATCCAAGAAGTTAAAATATATTTTTCACCCGATAAGGGTGGGTTTCCTCTATGTAGATATGGAAAAGCAGCTGGCCAAATAACTATTCTACCTGTTTTAGGTTTTACTCTTTTAGAAAAATGTAAAAATTCTGTTTCTCCTCCATCTTCAACATCATTTAAATATATACTAAATACAAAAGCACGGGATTCATTGTTATATCCTTTTCCATGTTCAATGTGCCAAACATGATAACCTTCTGTAGGTAAAGTTTTTTGTATTTTCATATCTGTAAAATGAAAAGGAACTCCATAAGCATCATTTGCTCCAGTATTCTGAATATAATGATTCCAGGCTATATCAAAATTAAACATCATAGGTTTTAATGATTCCCACCACACATCTAAATTAGATGGTGCTGCAAAAAACTGTTGGTCTTGTTTATGTAATATAGATGCTTTTTCAAAACCTATTCTATTAATTGTATTATTAAATTTATTTTGGTCTTCATATAATTGTATTGCTTTATTACATTCTTCAGGTGTAATGTAATTATCATACACTCCAATAAAATTGTTTATATTAACTGTTTTTTCTTTTGATTCTTTTTTTGTATTCAAATTAATACCTTCTTTCTACACTTGAAAGTTAATTTTTATAACATATAGTGTTTTATATATCAAGTTTATTAAGAATGAAATTCGACATTACAAATTTAATTTTACATAAACGTAATTTTTTATCTAAAAAAGAGTGTGATTATTTAATAGATTATTACGAAAAACATAAAGCCAGAAGCGCATTAGAACACTGCCCTGAAGCTACTACAGGTATTGATACAATGTCTACCTTTGATGTTATTGATGTAGAATATGGTGATAAAGAACATAAATTTGTTTCAAAAAAAATAGAAGAAATAATAAATCTTTACCACAAACATACTGATAAATTCGATATGTTTCATGTGTTAAGGAAAAAACAATTATTATATTCACACAAATTAAGATTAATGAAATACAAAAAAGGTGCTAAGATTCATCCCCATACGGATCATGATCCTTATATCTATGGTTCATGTACTTTTAATTTAAACGACGATTATGAAGGTGGTGAGTTTGGTTTTTTTAAAAATAAAAAAATAATAAAACTTAAAAGAGGAGACGCTTTAATTTGGCCTGCAGATTATTTTTGGGTTCACGAAGTTAAACCTATTAAAAAAGGCGTAAGGTATAGCACGAATTGTTTTTTACAATCTTTACCACAATCAATAATACAAAATCTAAACACATTTCGAGATGTATTAGAAAAAAATTATAAATTCAATTCAAAAGACGGTTTAAAATACAATATTAAACGTAATGAAAAATAAATTTTGTGTCTTTATCTGAGCACATAATTAATATATAACACAATTATGGCCTTAAAAAAAGTAGATTTTGCACCTGGTTTTAATAAACAAAGCGTACCTTCAGCTCTTCCTGGACAATGGGTAGATGGTGACTTTGTACGTTTTAGGTATACCGCGCCTGAAAAAATAGGTGGTTGGGAACAATTAACTGCTGCATCTAAAACAGTACCGGGTGCTGCTAGAGCACAGCTAGCTTGGACTTCTTTGGCGGGTGAACGTTATGCTGCTATTGGTACTTCACAAGGTTTATTTTTATATTACGGTAATGATTTTTTTGATATTACACCATTAGATACAGCTATTACTGGATGCACATTAACGACAGTTAATGGATCAAATGTTTTACAAGTCAATAAAGGATCTCACGGTTTAGCTGTGGGCAGATACATAACTTTATCAGGTGTAACTGTTACAGGCGCATCGGATTATACACCAACAGAATTAGAAGTAGCTTATGAAATTTTAACTGTACCTGACGTAGATAAATTTACAGTACAAGCTGTGAGAAATGAAGGAGGATCTGGTATGACTGCAGCAGGTGCTGCAACCGTCAATCCTTATGTTGAAGTAGGACCCACTACTCAAACAACAGGTTATGGTTGGGGAACTTATTTATGGGGAGATTCTACTTGGGGCACTGAACGTACTATAAGCACAGTTACTTTAGATCCAGGAAATTGGAGTCTTGATAACTTTGGTGAAGTTCTTGTTGCAACTATATTTAATGGTAAAACTTTTACGTGGGATGCTGGAGCATCCGGAGCTCGAGGTATTCGAGCATCATTAACTACATCTGGTTTTGTAACAACAGGTAACCCAACAGCGTCTAGATTCACGTTAGTTTCTGACAGAGATAGACATTTATTTCACTTTGGAACTGAAACAACTATTGGATCACCCGCTACACAAGATCCTATGTTTGTAAGATTTTCAAACCAAGAAGATCTAAATACTTATTTACCTACTGCTACTAATACAGCCGGTACTTTTAGATTAGATACTGGAAATAAAATTACTGCAGCTCTTCAAGGTAAAGATTATGTTTTTGTGTTAACAGATCTTGCTGCCTATGTAATTCAATTTGTAGGACCTCCATTTACATTTAGCGTTAGACAAGTTGGTACTAACTGTGGATGTATTGGTCAACATTCAGCTTCTTACGTTAATGGCGCTGTGTATTGGATGTCTAATGAGGGTGGGTTTTTTATGTATGATGGTACGGTTAAGGCCTTACCTTGTTTAGTAGAAGACTTTGTGTTTACAACACAAAATGGAAATTTAGGTCTTAATTCTAACGCAGCGGATATTATTTATTCTGCACCTAATTCTTTATATACAGAGGTAAATTGGTTTTATCCAAAAGATGGATCTACTCAAATAGATAGATGTGTAACATACAACTACCAAGAAAACGTTTGGACTACTTCATCTTTAGATAGAACTACTTATCAAGACCAGGGTGTATTTAACAAACCTTATGCAACAGACTATGAACCAACAACTGCTCCAGTGTTTCCAGATATATTAGGTATTACTAATTTATACGGAGCTAGTATTTACTATGCTCATGAAGTAGGAAATGATCAGGTTAATAGTTCAGGTAGAACTTCAATCAATGCTTTTATTAGATCCGGAGATTTTGATATTGACGATGGTGAATTATTTATGTCGATGAGAAGATTTATGCCTGACTATAAATTCTTAGTGGGCAACTCTAAAGTAACGTTATTTATATCAGATTATCCTTCTGATGTTCAATCTGGTTCACCTTTAGGTCCCTTTACAATAACAACCACTACTGATAAAGTAGATACCAGAGCGAGAGGAAGACTACTATCTTTAAAAATAGAAAATGATGCTGCAGGAGAAACTTGGCGTTATGGTAGTTTTAGAATGGATGCTCAACCAGACGGAAGGAGATAATATGCCACTTACTACAAAAGGTAAAAAAATAATGAAATCCATGAAAGACAGGTATGGTAAGAAAAAAGGTAAAACTGTATTTTATGCTTCAAAGAATAAAGGCAAAATAAAAGGTGTAGATAAAACTAGAAAATAATGGCTAACNAA